AATTATTGTTTGAACCGATGGACGGAATAACTGCGAGCGTTCTTGCTACACGTTTAGAATTGCTTATAAATAATTTTGAACCAAGAATTATAATAGCATCTGTTCAAGTGTTTCCAATATTTGAAGAAAATAGATATGAAGTTATAATCAATTTTTATTTGAACAATGCTCCTGCTGATTTAGAAACGGCAGAAATCATACTAGAGAGATTACGATAAATGGCAAAAAATAAAATAACAGAATTGGATTTCGATGGTATCAAAGATAATTTAAAACTTTTTCTAAAATCGCAAACAGAATTTTCTGATTACAATTTTGAAGGTGCTAGTATGAATGTCTTGTTAGATATTCTAGCATACAACACACACTATCTTGCTTATAATCTAAACTTTTCATCTGCTGAAATGTTTTTAGATTCTGCCGTTTTGAAAAGCACAATCTCTTCTCATGCAAAAACTCTTGGATATTTACCGAGATCCTCAAAGGCACCAGTTGCTTACTTAAATTTAATAATCAACAATCCAGATGATTTATCAACTTCCACTGTAACGAAAGGTACAAAATTTTCTTCTGATATTAACGGTTCGACATATTCTTTCGTAGTCAATGAGGATGTTACAATTAATAAACAAAACGGCGTTTTAGAATTTTTAGATTTACCTGTGTATGAAGGAACGCTTGTAACATCAAGGTATTCTGTAAATTCTAACGACCTGAATCAAAAATTTACAATAAATTCAGAGAATGTTGATATTTCTACTCTAAAGGTTTCAGTTCAAAATTCTTTGTCTGATAGCACAACAAGAACGTTCACCAGAGTTGAAGATGTAACAACCGAAAACAGTGAAAGTTTGGTTTATTTTATACAACAAACATCAAATTTATACGAAATTTATTTTGGTGATGGCGTTATTGGTAAAAAAGTTGAAGATGGAAATATTATTATTTTAGAATATATTACAACAAATGAGTTTGAAGCAAACGGTGCGTTTGAATTTACATTTTCAGGTTCGATATCTGGTAAAACCGACATCACGGTTATCACTTCAGAAATTGCACAAGGTGGTATGACACCAGAAACAAATGAATCAATCAAAATAAATTCAAGATTGAATAACACCGCAAAGAATCGTGCCGTTACAACTCAGGATTATAAAACAATTTTATCAAAAATTTACCCAAACGCAAGTAGTGTAAGTGTATGGGGCGGCGAAGATAATGACCCACCTATCTATGGTAAAATATTTATTGCAATCAAACCAAAAAATATTATAACTTTGAACACGCAAGCAAAAGAAAATATCATTACTGATTTGAAAAAATATACAATTGCCTCGGTTTTACCAGAAATTGTTGACTATGAAACAACAAAAGTTATTTGCACAACATCATTTGAATATGATGAAAAGGCAACAACCAAAACAAATGTGCAATTAGAAAATGATGTAATTAGTAAAGCACAAACTTACAACACAACACTTTCAAATTTTGGCACATCTTTTAAAAACTCAGTTTATGCAAAGAATTTACAAGATGCTGATGACTCAATTGCATCGGTTTCAAATAAACTAAAGATAGCAAAAACTTTCACACCTACTTTGAATAGTAGTTTGAAATACACGCTAAATTTCAACAACCAATTATTTCACCCATCTGCAAGTTACAATGCTGACAACGGCGGTATCGTTTCATCAACTGGTTTCAAAGTAAGCGGTAACACAAACACAATTTTTCTTGACGATGACGGTGACGGAAATATTAGATCATATTATCTTTCTGCATCTGGTGCAAACGTAATCAAAAACTTTGTCAATCGAACAGCAGGAACGATAAATTATACAACTGGTAAAATAGAAATTACGCTCAATGTTACAGAAGTTATACCACCTGCTGGTTCTACAAATACAACTACTATTGAACTAACAACAGAACCAGATAAGCAAAATATATTTTCAGTTAGAAATCAGTTAGTTCAAATAGATTTCGAGAAAAGCACATTTACTTCAAGTTCTATAAATGGATAATTAGATGATTGATAACAAAGTTACACTAGAACATAAGTTATCAAATCTTTTCAAACAAACAACACCAAATGTTGTACAGGAAGAGTATCCGTTATTCCTTCAATTTTTGAAATACTATTATGAGTTTCTTGAAACTGGTGAACTGACAGTCAATGCAGATTTTTCAACACTTGCACTCGAAACAAATACATCAAATCAAGTTATCAATCAAGACGGTAGTTTATTCCTAACAGAAGATTCGAATATTTTTAGAGTAGGTGAAACTGTAACGGGTTCTACGTCAAAAGCAACTTCAACTGTTGTTTTAGAAAAAATTATTAATGACAACAAAATATTTATTCGTGCGAATCAAAGATTCATGGTTGGTGAAACAATCACTGGTTCAACTTCAGGTGCAACGGCAACCGTTGTAAGTTATAGAGGCAATCCAGTTCAAAACATACATCAATTGATTGATTATGTTGACGTAGACGAAACTGTTGATGAATTTCTAAAAAGATTTCGTGATATGTATTTGCAAACAATACCTGAAAATTTAGTAGAAGGTATTGACAAAAGAAAACTTACAAAAAACATAAAAAATCTTTACGAAGCAAAAGGAACAAAAAGAGGTCATGAATATTTTTTCAGAATTCTTTTTGGTCAAGATGTCACAGTAGAATATCCAAGAGAAAAAATACTCAAACCATCTGATGGTAAATGGGTAAAAAATAAAGTTATAAGACTGACAGCAGTTGGTGAATCAAATGCCAACGAAATGGTTGGTGAAAAAATAACTGGTAAAACAACAAACGCAACTGCGGTCGTAGAAACTGTAATTATTTTTTCTGAAGGTCAAGACACTGTTATTGAAGCAGTGATTGATGACAATTTATCAACTGGTACATTTAGTGTAGGTGAAGAAGTTACCGCAATATCAAATGTCACGGACAGATTTGTAACATTCACTGTAAAAGGTATTATCACAGGTGCGACAATCACAGAGTCAGGTCACAACTATAATGTAGAAGACGAAATTGATATTGCGTCTGCCGGAAACGGTTTTGCAAAATTACAAGTTGGTTTGATCGGTGATGGCGGCATTGACAATTATTTGATTGATGACGGCGGTTCTGGTTATGCAATCGGAGACGAATTGAACTTCAATGAAGATGACACAAACGGAACAGGTGCTGAAGCAAGGGTTCGTGTTGTCGGTGGTTCATTCGCAATGGAAGATGAGTTTCAATCTTTCACCGGTGACGGTTCAACAACAGTATTCAAATTGAATAGAGAAGTTACTGAATATCAAGTTCAAATTGAATTGAATAGTGTTGTTCAATCGTCCGGTTTTACAGTCTCAGGCACCAATCTAACATTTACATCGGCGCCTGCAAACTTAGACGACATCAAAGTTACATACACAGATACTCAGTATATGAAATTGGAATCTGGTAGCGAATCATTTTATGGTGACACTTATCTTGGTACCGATATCGTTCTTGAAGAAGAAACTGTAAACAGTTTAGACGGCGCATCTGAAGTTGGAAAAATCACAAAAGTTCGTGTAATCAAAAGAGGTAAAAATTATAACAAGTTACCTTTGGTTTCATCAATCACAACTTCCGGCGGTTCGGGTGCTTCGATTCTAACCATTTCAACATCTGGTGTTGGTTCGGTAAAACAAATAGACCCAAAAAACTTTGGTTTGAATTATACATCGGCACCTGCAATATATTTTGATAAAAATTTCAGACTCAAAGATGTTACCGGAACTTTTGCAAAAGACAATACACTTACAACTCATACAGGAACAGTAGTTTCGTATGATAGTGATAGACAAATACTAATTGTCGATAGCACGGATGATTTTGTAGTCGGTGACACAATCACGGATATCAACGGTGCAACCGCAACGATTGCTATTGACAATACAGCATCTGGAACTTCATCCGTTGGTTATCTTGGAAATGAGTCTGGTAAATTCATAAACGAAAAAGGTCGTGTGTCGAATCCTTCAAACTTTTTACAAGATAATCGTTTTTATCAAGATTTTTCTTATGT